GTTACAGTCGCTGAATCAATGGAAATCAGCTACGAGAAAACAGATTCTGTTTTAGCAGATCATACTGACACGTTAGCTGAGGCGATTGGTGATGAATTAACATTTAGCTGGATTAAAGGCTTTAAACCTGCTGTTGGCGGCGGCACAACAGTTGAGTATATTCCTGCTGCCAGAAGAATAGCAACAACAGGAGCGGATACTGCTGTAAATGGTGTCGATGGTCAAACAGGAAGTCGTAAAGCCTGTACTTACAAAGAGTTTGATATAATGCAGGCTACTTTCAATAAAGATAACGTGCCAAAGCAAGAACGTTATGCAATGCTTGAATCATTCATGTTAAAAGAGTTTCAAAACTCACTAACAGGTAACCAGATGGCAGCCTTTCAGGCAACCGCCGATTTAGCAAACGGTATTGTAGGTAAATATGCAGGATTTACAATTTTAGAAAGAAGCTCTGTTTTGGCTATTCAGGCTAACGGAACTTTTAGACTTCCGGGTGAAGCTTTAGGAGCAACTGACAACTTAGCAAGCATTTTTTGGCAAAAGCAAAGCGTTACTAAAGCTCTTGGAGATACTAAATTATTCCAGGACATGGATAACCCATTGTACTATGGTGATATTCATTCAGGATTGGTAAAAATGGGAGGCCGTTGTCGTCGTGAAGACTGGAAAGGCATTGGGATTATTGTCCAGGCTCCAACTGCATAAAAGAAATCTAAATTATAAATATGTAAAAGGCTGTCTCTTGATAGCGACAGCCTTTTTTTAAACCTACTCACAGTGATAGAATATTACGACATTTTTATCGACTTCATCAAAAAATTAAATCCTTACATATTGGGTGGTGCAATTGGTGCAATAATTAACAGAATGCGAAATGAAATGTCTTGGATTGCTTTTTTAAAATCGGTCATCATGTCAATGTTTATATCGTTTTGTGTGGGTACTTTTTGTAAAGATTATTTATTGCTTCAAAATGAGAATATCATTTTTGTTGCCTGCGGTCTATCAGGGGCATTTTCTAAAATCATACTTGATGAGTTTGAGCAAATTTTAAAACTCGCATCAGTTTACGCAAAATCAAAATTAGGAATATCAAAAAAAACAGAGGAATGACAAAACAAGACTATGTAAACTACTTGTATCCTTATGCATTAGCAAGTCAAAAGTTAACCGGAATTTCTGCCATTGCATTGTTAGCACAAGGCGCACTAGAGAGCGCATGGTTTTCGGTTGCACCAGGCAATATGATTTTTGGTGTAAAAGATACGGACGGTGTTAACGGTAATGAGCAGTTGCTTACAACTACAGAATATTCAAAAAGTGCAAACGCCAAATTTCCAAACATCATATCAATAACTCCGGTTGTTAGAAATGGTCAGAAATGGTACAAGTACAAAATCAAAGATTATTTCAGAAAGTACGACACCCCAAAAGACAGCTTTGTCGATCACGCTAATTTCTTTTTGAAAAACAAACGTTACGCAAAAGCTTTGACAGTAAAAAATGATCCTTATAAGTTCATTGATGAAATAGCGAAAGCAGGTTATGCGACAGACCCAAACTACGCAAATAGTTTAAAGAGTATCGCAAAATCAATTGAAAAATTAATTCCAAAATCATAACATGAAAAATCTAACAATCAAATTTTTGCTGTCCATCCGAAAGTAAATATAAAAGATAATGTACTAACGGTTGATTGTGAAGCTGAGGCGTTCAAATTGTTTGCTCAATGGAAAGATGTTTATACTAAAGAGCATCAGCAAATAATTAAAAAAATACCCTATCCGGTTGAGCGGCAACTTACATGGTGGCAACAAACACAAATTAATTTAGGCAGGTTGTTTTTAGTCCTGTTGGTCATCTTAATAATTGCGGTTGTTGTCCGGAAGTGGCAACTGGCTTAACGATTAAATACTAATTAAATACTATTTAAAATGGCGTACGAAAATGTAGTCGATTATTTCGACAGACACCCATCAAGCAATGAATGTCATGTTACTTCAGACGAAAGAATATTTCATACTAAAGGAGCTGCCGACGGTCATGCAAACGGTCTAAAAGACAATAAAGTCAATTCGCATTATAGAAGTGATTTCGAAATCATAAAAATCAATCAAAATTCGCCTGATGCACAAAAGGAAAACCTTAATGATACGAAGACTAATCCTTTAGAATTGTTGAAAAACTTTGATCCTAAAACAGCAATTTATCCTGAAATAAAGGAGCTTGTTAAACTTTTAGGCCTGGAATCACCAACGCAAAAACAGCCTGATCTATTAGCTACTATTGAAGCCTATAGAGTAGCTATTAACACTGAAGTAAAACAATAATGACACAAGGTACCGGAACGCCAAAGGTTACTGTAGCAGTAACCTCTGGCAACCTACAACGTCAAGTACAGGTTCTGGATGGCGTTGCAGGACTTATGGGAACGGCTGAAACAAAAATCGGCGTTATTGAAACTGTTTTCGGTTATGATGATGCAGTCGCAAAGGGTTATACCGCTGTAGCTGAACCATTTTTAAACAAGGCTATTGAAGTTTTTTATCAGGAATTAGGAGGTAATCAGGCTTTAACGATTCTTGGTGTAGAAGATACAATGACACTTACGCAAATGGTTACTTCGACCAATGCGAATGGTCTTAAAAAGTTGCTGAATGCGGCACAAGGGACAATTACCGTTGTCGGATTGATTCGAAAACCAAGTGAGGCTTATACAATGCCGGAAGATCACTTTTTAGATAAAGATGTCGAAGACGCTTTATTAGCCGCTAAAACATTAGGACAATATCAACAGTCAATCAACAAGCCGGTACGAATGCTTATTGAGGGTAGAGTTGCTGACTTAGAGGCTGATCTATTTGAACCTAATACAGTTGGAAATGGTTTTGCCGGTGTTGTACTTGGCAGTAATTTAAATGATGGTTCTAGTGCCAGCGGTGTTGCATTGGCTTTGGCAAGAGCGGTTAAATATCAATCTCATGTCAAAATTGGAAATGGACAAAACGGCCCTTTGACAATTTCAGAAGCTTTTATCGGCGACAGAGCTATCGAAGATTACTACCTGGAAGAATTAGACGCTTTTGCAAATGCTGGTTACACTATTATGCATCGTCGTGACGGATCAGCAGGGTATTATTTTGCAAGGGATAATATGGCGACTGATGACGATTTTAGAATCCTGGTAAATGGTCGAATAATCGACAAAGCGCAAAGAGTCACTACAGCAACCGCAACGCCAATGTTGGAAACTTCTGTTCGTGTTAATGCTGACGGGACAATCAATGCGACTGATGCAAAAGAGTTGGAAGAAACGATTTTACAGCAGTTAAGATCACAGTTAGCCGGACAGGCTAGCGATTTTGAGGTTAATGTACCAACCGATGCAAATATAATCAATACCAGCACCGGAGGGATTGAAGTAAAAGTGTTACCTCTTGGTTATTTCACCTGGATAAAAGTAACAATAGGTTTAACCGCTAATTTATAGCCATGAATGTAAATATAACATCCTCAGAGTGTGCATGGTCAAACTTTGAAGTAAAAATACTAACCCGAACCATTAAGGGGTTGCGCGGGTTTGGCTTCAAAAAAGAAGTCGAAAAAGAGCATTTGTATGGTGCCGGTGATGAAGCTATCGATATTCAAAGCGGAAATATCAAATGTACAGGAAGTATAAAGGTATTAGGTTTTGAAGCCGATGCAATGAATAAGTCGGCACGCTTGGCAGGTTATGAAGATATAACCGAAGTACCTCACGAGTTAATTGTAATTACCTGTTCGTTTAAAAAAAGGTTGATTGATCCAATTTCTACCTATATCGCTTCGGGTGTTTCTTTTACGGAATCAGGTGTTGACATGGAACAAAACGCCAAACACAGAGAAATTACTTTGCCATTCCTGGCAATGAATGTAAGATTACCATAACATAAAACAAAAAAGCATGAACAAGAATGCACAATCAGGAGATTTAAAATCTGCTTTCGCCAATCGTAAAGCAAAAGAAGTTGAAAAACTTAAAGAAAACGACCTAACGCCGTATATCAAACGATTTACTCAAAAAAAGCTTGATGAGTGGAAAGAATTATCCGGAGATCGCAAACTCATCTTTTTGAAACATGAAAATGATCTGGCAGTATTAAGACCTCCAACAGCTGACGATTTAGGTGACTACATGGAAGCCATCGGAACCAATGGACTTAGTAAAGCGGTTGCAATGGTCATGGAGCAACTTTGGTTGGATGGTGACATTGTCCTTATTGAAGATGAAGAAAAATTCATTTCTGTTTTCTTGCAGATAAACAACATCTTGGAAGGGAAGAAAGCTGAGTTTTTTCGCGCTTAGCAATAAAGGCATAAAAGATTGCCAAAATAAAAAAGCTGGATTAGACTACCTAGTTGTATTTGGTAGTATGAAGTTCGGAGCAAATGCCTTAAAAGAATGGGGTGATGAAAAATTTTTCTACCGTACCGGTATTGCGCTTGAATTGTCAAAAAAAGAAGAAACTTAGGTTATGAATAATACGATTGATTTTGTTTTAAGAATGCGAGACATGGCAAGTTCGAACATAACGCGAGTTGGTTCGGCTTCCCAGAACGTTTTTAACAGGATGAGTCAGTCGGCTAATCAAATGACTGGGCGTAACCGGGTATTAGGAATGAGCTTTAGCGAGCTTCAAAATAAAATCAAACAAGTTGAAGACACGATCAGTAGAAGTACTATTCCTAGTCAAATTGCAATGGCCAGACGTGAATTAGCTTCTTTACAAAGGCAATCTGCAAACCATGCAGGAAATACAAACAATATGCCCGGAAGTTCTAAAGGAATTGGTGTTGGTGGCGTTGCTTTGGGTAGTATGCTTGGAGGGATAGCCACGGCAGGAATATCGATGGCAGTGGGTGCCATTCAATCGGGGGTTTCTGAGATTGTAACACAAGCCAACGCCAAGGAAAAGGCGGTAACTGGTTTAACTACGTTCTTAGGAAAATCTGGAGCTAGTGAAGCCTATAACAATATTCGAAAAGATGCTGCGGCAACGCCTTACGATACAGCTTCATTGCTTGAGGTAAATCGCTCATTAATTTCTGCGGGATTGGGTGCTAAGCAAGCTAGAACCGACTCAATGAACTTAGCAAATGCCGTTGCTGCTGTTGGTGGGGGTAACGATGTATTGAGTCGAATGGCTGCAAATATGCAACAGATTAAAACGGTAGGTAAAGCTACTGCGATGGATATTCGCCAGTTTGGTATTGCCGGAATCAATGTGTATGAAATGTTAGCCCGATCAACAGGTAAAAGCATTGACCAAGTTAAGGAAATGGAAGTGAGTTATGAAGACTTAGCCAAGTCGTTAGCTATGGCGGGTGCTAAAGGTGGGATTTACGAGGGTGCATTAGCCGCACAAAGCAAAACAAGAGAAGCCAAGTGGAATACTTTTAAAGAAAGTGTGCTTAACGGATTGGTTGATATGTATGATGCGTTTTCACCCATTATTAGCAGGGTGTTAGATATTGGGGTTGCCTTTGCTAATAACATTGAACCAATGTTACAGCGTGCCAAACCGTACATTGATTACCTAGCTGGTCAATTTGGTAAAGCCGTTGACTTTGTTCGAAATATTTCAAAAGATACGGGTGGCTGGGCTGATTATTTGGCCATAGCCGAAAAGCACTTTTCAAATGTTTGGGAGTTTGTGAAAAAAACCGGAGCACAGCTATGGGAGTTGGTTTCGGGTATAATTGAGTTTGTAAGACATTCCGAATTAATAAAAGACGTATTTAGGTTCTCAGCGTGGTATCTAGAAAAGATTTTTCACATCATTGGAGGTGTTCTTGATGTTATTTTATGGATTTGGAATACTGTATTACAGCCTGTTTTAGGAGCAATAGACAAAGCTTACAAAATTGTAAAAGAATATTTAGGCTTCGGCGATAAAGAAGTTAAGGTTCATAAAAAGCTAACCTTATCAACTCCAAAACCTAATGACCCTGATTCACCATTAACCGGTGGAGCTTCGGCAATGGCCTCAAATTCTGCATCAGGTAAATCAGCCGGTGAAACGGTGTCCGGTGCTGGTCCTAAAGTGACGAATATTCACGTAGGGAAGTTTTTTGAAAACCTGCAATTTACAACAATGAACGCTAATGAATCTGTTTCAGAAATGGAAAAAGTTGTAATGGAGTGTCTGGCAAGGATAGTATATAATGGTTCTAAAATGGTTTAATGATGGTAAGTACTAATACGATATTTGATCTTGCGAAATTGTACAAGACCTATTTTGGCAATAATCCTTATTTTATTACTGATAATTCAGAACAGCCAACCACACAGGAAATAGGTTACTCAATAACAACCGAAAACACAAGACCAAGAGGCAGTATTGACTATTCAAGTAAGAACATACCTTTTAATAAAATTGGCGCGTATGGTCAGGCTATTTGGTTTCCGATAACCTTAAGAGCAACTGACGGTGGCGAATTTACAGAAATTGAAATCGAAGCCTGTACGGTTGGAGTAAGTTTAATGAAGGAAATTATTAGAACGCCGGTTAGTGAGCGTAAAGGAAAAGTAAAAGAATGCTTTTCTATTGACGATTACAGGTTTTCTATAAAGGGGTTTTTGATTGGTCAAAACAGACTTGTTCCAGAAGATCAAATAAACAAGCTTAAGAAAATATTTGAAAGTACCGGAGAAATTGAACTAAACGGAGGTTACCCCGAAATATTTCTTGATGAAAGTTGCAGGGTTGCCGTTAGTAGTTTGGATTTTCCAGAAGTGCAAGGAAAGGCCGTTTGGATACGTCCCTTTTCAATGAATATTGAAACGGATTACATACAGGATTTAATTATATAATTAATGTTTTATTTAACCAGCGACATCACAATTGGAGGATACCCAAATATAAAACCGTCAAAAGTTTCGTGGAAAACTGACATTAATAGTTTTACAGATACCTGTACAATTGAATTGCCCAGGATTAAGTATTTGACAAATGATAAGACGATAACAGAAGATAAACAAGAGCCAAACAACCGAACGGGTTATCTTTTTAAAGAAAACGACAAAATCAGCATATTACTGGGTTATGATGGCAATAATGTTAAGAGGTTTGAGGGATTTATCAAACGTGTAAATATGGGTATTCCCGTAAAAATCGAATGTGAAGGATATAGCTATTTACTATATGACATCATTTTCAATAAAACCTATTCGAGTGTTACAGTTAAACAATTACTAACTGATCTATGCTCAGGAACTGAAATTGTTTTGTCTTCTGAAATTCCAAATATTCCGTTAAAGAATGTGCGATTTAAAAACGCTACCGGTATTCAGGTTTTAGAGTGGCTCAAAAAAGAGGTGCATTTGTCTGTTTACTTCAATTTTAACGAATTGTATGTAGGTACCCAATTTGGGAAAAAAGGCAAAAGAGTAAAGTTTCGTTTGGGTTGGAATACAGTTAAGGACGATGATTTTAAGAAAAGAATAGTCGATAAGAATGTCAGAATCGTAATTCAGGAGAAAGACGGAAAAGGCGAAGTTAAGCGTACCAAATCGGATGCTGATAAATACGACAACGAAAAAAACGTAAAAGTAAAAGCCGGATTGCCTAGCGATCTATTAAAGCAAATCGCAAACAGATTGCAGACAAAAAGCAATTACAACGGCTACGAAGGTAACATAGTAGCGTTTTTAGAACCTGCAACAAACAAAGGTGACATTGCCGAAATAGACGGTTATAAATACCCGGATAAATCAGGAAGTTTTTTTGTTGAAAGCGTTTCTGGTGAGTTTGGAAAATCAGGAGGCAGGCAAACAATCCAATTAGGGTTTATAACATCATCATAATGTCAACATTCGAACAAATAAGAGAAGGATTTAAAAACATAGCAAAAGATCATGGTCCTGCTGTCAGTAACATTGCGAAAGTTAAATCTGTTGATGAAAGTACGGCAATGTGTGTACTTGAAGATGAAGACGGACAGGAAATATTAGATGTACGACTTCGTCCGGTTCTCTCAGATAAAAAGAGTTTTATCCTGGTGCCGAAAGTTGGTAGTTATGTTCTGGCCGTTCGTGTTGAGGATGATGATGACTGGATGATTATTGCAGCGGATGAAGTGACAAAGGTTGGTTATTACATAGGCAATACGATTATCGAAATTGATGCAGCGGGTTTTTTGTTTCAGAAAGAAAGCGAAACCTTAAAAAAAATCATGGTCGATTTTCTGGCAGCAATTAAAGCGATGAGCTTTCAAGTTAATACAACAGGTTCCGCAACTGCTCAGACAGGAACAACGAATGTGTTGATTAATGAAGGTCAATTTACTGCTATTGAAACAAGGATTAATCAGTTTTTAAAATAGGTTTAAAATGACAGATTTTTTATTAGATGATGATTTAGACCTTTTGGTTACAGATGGTGATTTAGTTGTAGGAGAAAGCACCGCACAGCATCAAAAGATGCTAATTTTGATTGATAAAGGAGAATTTAAAGACGTGCCAATGCGAGGCGTTGGAGCGCAAAGATATTTAGAAGATGATAGCCCCGAAAATTTAGCCAGGGAAATTAGGCTTGAATTTGTTGCCGACGGTATGACAGTAAATAAAATACAAATAGGATCAGACTTGAAAATCGAAATTGATGCAAAATATTAGAAAATGACAGCAACTGTTTTAGTCTTACAATCTTGGTTTGATTTAGCCATACAACACACAGGAAACGTTACTAATGCTTTTGCTCTCGCTCTTGCAAATGGTGAAAGGTCGGTTACTGATGATCCGGTTTCGGGTGAACAAATAGTAATCCCTGATAGTATGACAATTTACAAAAAGGAAGTTGATTATTTAAAAAGTAAAACAGCAATCCCGGCAACGGGAATCACTCAGGATCAATTAGAACAATTTAAACCACCGGTTGGAATAGGTACAATGGTAATAAACTCAACTTTTATAGTAGGATAAAATGGCAAGAACAATAACAGATATTCAAAACGGAATTTATGCTAAAATTGCTGCTGATCCAACGCTCCCAAATTCAATAAGCCAGTCGGCCACTTATCGACGTTTTATTTTTATAATAAGTTATGCGATTGCGCTTTTAGAATCTCTTTTCGACACTCATAACCAAGAAGTACAAAATATTATTGAGGCTAAATTTCCGCATCGCCCATCTTGGTACAGAACTAAAGCTTTAGCGTTTCAATACGGACATGATTTAATCCTAGACACTGACAAATATGATAATACTGGGTTTACTGATGAAGAAATTGAAGCTGCTAAAGTAATTAAGTATTCCGCTGTTACTAAATCAGGCGGACAATTACGTATTAAAATTGCGACAGAAGCCGCCGGAGTTTTGGCACCAATTACACCAGAAATTAAAAGTGCATTTGATTTTTATATTGATGAAATTACCGATGCGGGAGTAAATTATTTAGTCTTAAACTTATTGCCGGACATACTATTGTTGAACATTCAGATTTATCGTGATCCTTTGGTTTTGGATGCAAACGGAATGAGTATTCTAAATGCAAATTATCCTGTTCAGGAAGCAATAAATGAATATATGAAAGAGCTTCCGTTTGATGGTGAATTGGTTTTAGCTCATTTGGTTGATAAATTACAGCAAGTACCAGGTGTAAAAGTTCCACATATTGTAAATGCTGAATCTAAGTCAATTAATATAGATACTAACGAGTATAATGATGCTGAGCCAATTAATGTAAAAACAGTTCCGGTAAGTGGATATTTTACTATTCCAAACTTTGACAATATAGCCTATGTGGTATAATGTAGATTTTGACAAACTCATCCTTTTGCTTTTGCCAACTCCGACGCGTAAGCCAAAGAATTTCGGTTTTCTACAAGCTTTGACTTCGTCTATTGCAAATTTGCATTATAGATGGTCAAGAATGCGTGAGGAGAATTTGAAAAAGCTTTCGTACAACTCTCAAAAGTGTTATTTAAGAGGGGTTTTAAACGATAGGTATGATCCAGAAGAAAGACGGATTACCATTAAAAATAAAGTAAATAAAGCTCAGGATTACATCTACACACAGGCTGAAAACTTACCTGTGTATTTAGGAACAATGTGGTTAGAGACAGAGTTTAATTATGAAGGATCAACAATTGACTTCATGGTTAATGTACCACAGGAAATAATGAATTTAAAAATAAACGAGATAGTCGCCACAATCGAGTTTTATGTTTTGGCCGGCAAATCTTACCAAATAATAGCAATATGAATAAACTAGACGTTAATCAAACCGGAGGATTTCCACTAACAACGAGAATACTGGACGAACTGCAAAAAATTTCAGCCGTTTTTAATGGTTTGGGAGGAATTGCCGGAGATAAGACCATTTTGTACGGTTGTAACGTTACTGGTTCAACGGCTAGTGATGGGGTTGTTTTTGTAAACGGTGAAGTCTTCTTATTTAAGGGTGGTATTGTGCAAACAAAAGTTATCATAAAAGAAGACACTGAAAATCTTGTCTTCGAAAATAACGAATCAAAAACGGTTATCAGAACTCGCTATGTACAATTTGGTTCAGGAATTGGCGCAATGGATTGGGCTGACTTCAAAAAACCAAAGGAGACAAAAGAAATTGAAGCTGCTCTTAATAGTAAAACGGATTTGACCACTTTTGAAGCTTTAGCAGATGCGTTTGCCATAGTTTATACAAAAATGCTGACAATTGAGACAGGAGCTCAGAAAAATCTACAAGAGGTTTACGACTTTCAGATTGTAGAGACACTGAACCGCCAAAACGGAATAAATGATAATGATTTTACAAAAAACTATTATGTTGTTAATCCTCCATCCGGTTTTACTATGGCTCATTTGAAAGGCTTTACCGCATCGATTGCAAAAATAGCTTTTAGCGGCAATGTTGACAATAGCGATACGCTTTGGTGTAAATATTCAGTAGGCGCTAATAATGTAACGATAACTTGTAATAATTCAGAAAACCGCTCAGTATCAGAGGTTAGTTATCTGGCGATTTGGAAAAAATAAGACACTATGGCATATATAGATACAGTAAAAGAGTGGTTTAAAACCGGGTTAAAACCTACACAGGCTCAATTTTGGGCAAAGTTTGGTTATCTGAGATGGAAAGATGAAAAAATTCCGGTTGAAGACATTCAAGGAATTGAGGAAATTTTGAATGATAAAGCTGAGGCAGCAGTATTAACAAATCACTTAACAGATACTAACGCTCATGCATTGCAATTTGAAGGCAAAGAGGATAAAGAAAATAAAGGCGAACCTGATGGGTACGCGCCTTTAAACGAGTTTGCGAAAATTGCATCGCAATATCTTGACATTGTTAATGATCTTGTTACCGGAGGCGCAACCTCTTTGCTGTCGGCAGAACAGGGAAAAAATTTGCAAAATCAAATTAATGGAATCAACACAATTCTAACATCAAACGATGTTAATCTTGACACCGTCCAGGAGTTGGTAAATGCAATTAAAACGGTTCAAACTTCATTAAGTACAATCTTGGTAAATGATCTTACCACAGGCGGTGTTACCAAGGCTGCGACTGCCGAAACTGTTAAAATCTTGAAAGGTTTAATCGATTCATTGACAACGGTTGTGAATGGAAAATTAAGCAATATTATAACAACCGTTAAAACAATTACATCTGCTAGTTTGGTTACGCAAGATGTAGCAGGATTTGTACAGTACATTAATGCACTATCAACACCTTTAGTTGTTGCAGCAAATGAAACAGTCGAATATCAATTAAGCGATACCGGAAAGGTGTTTAAGTTGCTTTTAAGGGGTAGAAGCTTCGGTACAGGTCAAACCTCAATTACGGCTACCGATGTGGAAGATACTACGTTGTGGATGAATAAAGATTTGAAACTTTCGAATTATTCAAACGCACGTAATGATGGAGCTTTGCCAACTAATAAAATTTTATCACCCGATGCAAACGGAAATTTAAAGCTTTACACGATGGCGACAGCTCCGGCACCTTTCATTGAGGAATTAATACCCGACTCTCATTTGCCAAATGCAACAGGCAATATTGAGCTTATAGGTGAGTTTTTTATCCCGGCAATGTGTTTGGCTGCCAATTTGAATAATGCTAATGGTATTCAGATTACGGGACAAACAATTAATTATGCCACTTTCGTGAATTCGCAAAAAATATTGATGAATGTGACTACTGGTAGTGCAGAAGGTTCTTTCTCAATAACTTGTAATAATGGATTAAGCACTACGAAAAATAATGCTTTATTGATTATTTTGGGTGATGTTTTCGCCCCTGTCACCTCAGATTGGTCTGCTGAAACAGGAGCAATAGGTATTGATAACAATAACATTCAGACAATTGCTTATGGTTCAACTGGGAGTGCAATTTGGGAAAGGGAGTTTGATTGGACTAAAGACTTTGAAGTAAGAATGTTATTTAATAAATCGCCACTGGGTTCACCAATAAGTCCACAGTTTCCAGTTTTTCAATTTCTTAATGTATCAGATAACAGTAATAAATTGCGACTTGAATGGAATTTTCCGGGGAATTTCTGTCAAGGAAGAACATATTTAGACGGGGGGGCATACCAAGACACAATTTTATATAGCGGCTCCATAACTTCATTGGAAACTTGGAATAATCAAGTTGAAGGAAAAGAATTAAAAATTAAATGGCTAGACGGAGTATTCACAATTTGGCATGATGGGGTTTTAAAAAGAACTTTCACTAACGGCTTATCCCAAAATGTGAAATTAAAGGTAAATACTATTAGAATTGATATTCTAAATATAAAATATATAGAATTAGCAACATAATTATCATGACACAACTAGTTATACAACACTACTTAGATAAGTATCAAACAATGGCTAATACCATGACGGATATTGATTTCAGCAATTTATCATTTCTGACAGAAAAAGAGCCTATTTATAACATGGCAGGTCAAAAGGTTTCAAAATCCTACTTTGACAAAAAAGGCCGTGAGGCAGTAAGAATTTGTTATAACAGAATTTACGGGAACTATATCTATAACGATGTGGTTTATCCAAATGTTTTTTTAGGCTTTTCAAAAACTGTATGTTACTTAGACTGGTCAGGCGAAATTGTTAACAGAAAGTCGTTACAGCCGTACGAATTCAATTTAGAGCCTGTTTTTTTAGGAGATGGTACTGAAACTGTTGTCGGGTTTTCAAGCCAAAAACAGAGAGAAATTTTGAAAACAGAGCGTTTTAAAGCTGATGACTATCTGGCTGGTAAAAATCCTCAATTGTACGCTTTTTTGTATGCGAAATATGGCAATGTTTATAATACTTATTTACGTACAGGAATCAAAAACGATCTTGTTGATGCTTTAAACAATGAAGTCGATACAGAAATATTAGCGGTTTTAAATAACGAGGTTTTTGGCTACGAGCCCATGACTGTGAAAGAATTAATAATTATGAATTTGCAATAATATATGGGAACAATTTTAGCATTTTTATCTGTTTTACTTGCATCAATATTATTTCCTATAGGCCTTGCAATAACGTTTGTTATCAATCTTTACAGGAGGCGTTGGAAATTTTCATTTAAACGTTTAGATCAGCAATTTTTAAGCATTGCTACGAGCGTTGATACTTCAGGTAACGTAATTTGTAAAGACTTGTTTAACCTTATTTTAATTAAGAAAGGAGGTTATCAATTCGGCAATAGGAAAGAAACTATTTCAAGTGTTTTGGGTAAAAATCAACGCGATGGGACGCTTACCAAATTAGGCATAAAAGTTTGTAACGTGTTGGATTGGTGGGATGAAAACCATTGTTATAACAGCATAGACAGTTTAGTGTAAAATTCCCAGGAGGCGGAAATAAAAAAAGTCCTCCAACAATTAAAAACTTCTCAACGGTAATTTAATTAAGCACAAAGCCACAGCGTTGGAGGACATAAGTCTTCTAATGTTGTGGCTTTGTTATGTTTTATAAATTCCGTGAGAGGTGCAAATATAGAATAATCAATCATCAATCAAAAATCGAAAATGAATAAGTATCATCAAATACTGAATAAAATCCTTGAAAAGGGTAAGAATCAAACAAATAAAAAAGGCTCAAATTTATTTTTATTGAATGAGGCTTTACGGCTTAAGCCTATTGACCTGTTAGAATTGTTTGAAGGTCATGCAGTGGCCAAAAAGAAGTTAAAAGATGAGTTACAGTTATTTTTGGCTGGTGAACGCAACACAGAGGCATATAGGGAGATTGGTGTAAGTTGGTGGGATTATTGCGGTCCCATATTAGTCAATTCTTACCCAACGTATTTTGAAAAGCTTCCGAAACTCATTGAAAAGATTAACAGAGAGAAACGAACGTCTAAAAATTACGTGCTTTTTCTCGGTTCTAACGACACCGAAACCAATCAACAACCGTGTTTAAGCTTGATACAGTTTCAAATTGACAACGGCAAGCTAATAATTAGCGCATATCAGCGTAGTTCTGATGCAAATCTGGGATTACCTTCGGATATTTATCATTTGTATCTAATATCAAAGAAAATCGATATGCAATTAAAAAGTATTACTTTGTTTCTGGGTAATGTACATGTTTATGAGAACAATATTGAAGGAACAAAGCAGCTAATAAATGGTGAATCAGTTAAGTTTAGTTTAAACGTTGGTTAAATGGTGTTTAAAGTATAATTAAAAAGCCAATGTGTTATGCATTGGCTTTTGTTATATTTGTCTGTAAAAATGTACATTTCATTTTAAATTTGTGTACATTTCATTTTTGCGATTATA